GTGCAGTCGCATCTGGACGCCGGACGCACCGCAGATGCGCATTGGGCAATGCACATGATTGCGCCGGATGTGTTTGCGGAATATGATCGACAGATAGAAGCGGCGTTTCTGCTGGGCTATGTGATGGCCTTGGCCGCGAAAGACTGACCACCCCCGACAATTAAACGAAACGCCGCATCCGTGCGGCCTAAGCGCGTGGAAGGAACCACCATGAGCAACGCAACAGGAAATGCCGCAATAAACGGCGCGAAAATCGCTGCGATCTGTGACCAATTTGACCGCGAATGGCCGGGGCAGGTACGCCTTGCTGCTATCCAAGCCAAGATGCACCGGATCAGCTATGACGCACACATCAAAGAGGGATTTACGCCTGAGCAGGCGCTTGTGCTGTGCATGAAGGCCGCGACCTGATGCCCAAGCGCAACTTTACTGCAATTCGCGAACACCTCCGCAATTGCACGGCCCGAAACGAATATCAGGCGTATCTCTGCGCGGAGTTGAGCGTTAACGAAGCTGAAATATTGCGATCCATCAACGATAAAGCATGGGCGCGCGTTTGCGATCAGTCAAAAGCAATTGGCGATTATCACGCCGACATTGGTAGCCCCGCCCTGCCGCTCGAATTGATAGCGAAAATGGCTGTAGCAAGTGGCCCGTAAGACACCACAGCAACGCCGCATCGAGGCACTGCTACGAACCCAAACCGCATCCATCCGTAAGGCGTTTACCGAGGCGATGGCAAAGGCCAGCGCAGGCATAGACACGGCGGCGCTGGTCCGGTTGCTAGAGGCGGGCAACATCGAAGCGGCGGCGCAATTGTTCAAGATTGACAGCGGCGTGATGTACCCGCTCCAACGCGCAATTCAGGACGCATTCATTGGCGGTGGGTTGGCGGTAACGCAGGACTTGCCGAAGGGCTTGGCGGGGCGGTTTTCGTTCGACGGCGCACATCCCCGCGCGGTGGCATTGGCGACAGAACAGGCGGCGGCGCTTGTCACCAATATCAGCGACGACGCAATCATAAACGCGCGCAAGGTCATCTCAGACGGGCTGGCGTCAAATAGGGCGCTCACAGGCGTTGCCCGCGACTTAGCGGGGCGTAGGGTAGGCAACAGGCGGGTTGGCGGCGTGTTGGGGCTTACACAGCCGCAGACAGACCGAGCAATCAATATCCGCAGCATGTTGGGCGATCCTGACCGCATTGGCGAGTATTTCGAAGGCGGCGCGGCGCGATACAAGGAAAGTGACCGCCGTTTCAATAAGCTGGTGCGCAAGGCTATCAACGAAGGGCGCGCACTATCTCAGGCCGATGTTGACCGCGTGACGCAGGCATATACCGCTAAGGCCACGGGCAACCGTGCAAAGACGGTGGCGCGCAACGAGGCGTTTATTGCGCAGGCGACCGGACGTGATGAAAGCTATCGCCAGATGCTCGAAGGCGGCAATGTCGAAAGCGTCACGGTGCGTTGGCAGCATAACCTATCCGTCAACCCGCGTGACGATCATGTGGCGATGGATGGCACGGTAATCCAGCTTGGCGAAACGTTCAACTTCCCCGATGGGGCGCGCATGAAGTACCCGCACGATCCAGCGGGCGGCGCGGCTCATTCAATCGGGTGCAGGTGCGTTGCAATCCATCGCGTGAAACTGCCGAGGGACTGACATGACAAAATCTTTCACGGCTCAACTCAAAGACATTGAGAAAATGACCGTCAAGAATATGCGCTATGTCGCAGCAGAGGCGATCCAAGACGTGATGGAAGCTGCTATGACGCCATCGCGCGGCGTGACCAAGGGCGGGACGTTCGAGCAAGGCAAGATACCCGTTGCCGAGGCCGAATTGATCAACTCGCTAACAAGCGACGGGATCAAGGGCGCAAAAAGCTACACGGTGGCAATCGCGGGCTTTGACATTGGCGACACGCTCAAATTCGCATGGACCGCGCCACATGCCTTACCAGTTGAGGTCGGAACCAGCAAAATGCAGGGACGCCATTTTGTGTCAATAAACGCCAAGAGGTTCCCCGAATTTGTCGCCAAGCGCGCAAAGGAAATCTGATGCGTGAAGCTGACATATCCCGCGTACTCCGCGCCCGCCTGAAAACCATGACGCCCGCATATCCGATCCTGTATGAAAATCAAGACAAGCCAGACACCATGACGCGGCCCTATCTGGCAGTGCAGATGGTGCGGGTATCGCGGCGCACGCCAAGCATGAACGGGCAGGGCGAAACATCATCGCGCGGGTTCATGCAGGTCACGGTGGTTGCCGATCTGGATCAATTCGCAGGGCCAGCCGAAACAATCGCGGACAGCATCGCGGTGCACTTTCCCAAGGCGCTGCGCCTGACAGACGCCAGCGGCAAGGTGACGATACTGGACGCGCCCAACATTCTGCCCGCCATGCGAGACGGTGCGGATTGGAGAGTGAACGTCCAGATCGACTTCCTCGCCATATAACCCCAAAGGAAACACCATGCCCGAAGATACCCCCGCGCCAGCGGCTCCAAAGCCGATCCCAAAGCCAGTCAAGGCCCGCCTGATCCGCATCCCGCGCGATGGCAAACGCTATCCTGCGGCTGTGTTCAAAGGCGATGTGCCGTCCAAGGGCAAGAGCCTGCAAATCAACGTGGGCGGCACTGTCTACCAAGGCATCGTGCATGACGCGACAGAAGTTGACGGCGAAGTCATCGCGGAGTTCCGCAACGGCCTTTCCCCCGCCAAGTAATCCGGCCTGCCCGGACACCCGCGCCCGCGTGGCGCATCCAATTCCTGAAAGGAAATCACTATGGCTTACCAAACAGCGGCAGGCGCATCCCTGTCCATCGTAGCTGGAGCTCCCGCGACATTCGACGCAGCGGGCTACGGCGCACTCACCGGCATCATCGTCGGCGAAGTGACCAACATCGGCGACTTCTTTGGCCGCGAGTATGCCGAGGTCACACACAACCCGCTGGCAGATCGTATGACCAAGTACGGCAAGGGCAGCTACAACAACGGGACCATTTCGCCAGCTATGGCTCTGGACCCCGACGATGCAGGCCAGATCCTGATGCAGGCCGCGCTGATCAGCGACGAATCCTATTCGATCTGCATCACATTGCAGGACGGAACCGAATACTGGGCGCGCGCACTGGTCATGATGTTCATGCCCAACGTCAGCGGCGTTGATGACGTTGTGACCGCATCCTCCACAATGCGCGTCACAACTGATTGGGTGGTTATCCCCAACCCGTAATCCGCTTCGGCGGCTAGGGGTGTGGCGCGGATGGTTCTACCGTCGCACCCCGCAATGAACCAGAACCCCAAGGACAAACACAATGGATTTTGCACGTATCAACCCCGCCCGTGACGCTCAGAACGCCGCAACCTACCACGTCGAATATGACGGCGAACAGCTATACCACGAAGGCCAGCCAATCGAGATGGATTTCATCGGCACCGAAAGCCCCGCAGGCAAGCGCGCAGGCATCCGGCACGCAAAGCGGATCGCGGCGCTACAGCCGAAGGGCAAGAAAGAACGGCGCATCGAAGACTATTCCGAGGATGAGATTGCAGACCGCGCCGCGAAGGTGACGGCATCCAACGCCAAGTTTTACGCGGAAATGCTGACAGGCTGGCGCAACGTGACGCACATCCCAAGCGGCAAGCCTGACGGCAAGGTTGAATTGCTGGAATACACGCCGGACGCCGCGCTTGAACTGCTGGCAAAGGCCGAGTGGCTTCATGAGGGCATTGATGCTTTTTTGGCGAACAAGGCCAACTGGCGCAAGAGTGGCGAAGCCGCCTAACCCTCTACGCGCGGCAAATGGGTTTCCTTCATTCAAAGCCGGATGACTGGAAAACCAGCCGCGCGGCACTCTACGCCAAAGAGGGCATCCCCAACGGACTGCCGGATATCGACGCGGGCGAGCATTTCATTGAATGGCTGTCCCACGATCTGGGCTGGTGTGATGCGGACAGCATGGGCAATCTGCGCGCCCATTCGTGGCTGGAGATTGACGCCATGGATCGCCAGCTTGGGTTGCGCCTAGAGCCAGACGAAGCCCGCATGATCCGCCAAATGTCCAACGCCTATATCGACGGGCACCACCACGGCAAAGAGGCAATGGCCGTTGCACCTGTTTATGACGACAGGGACGACGATCCCGGCATTGCGCTGGAGCGGCGGCTTGTCTCCGAAAAGATCAAGGCGGGCATGGGCGGTAAAAAGAAGCCGCCCGTTTAGCGCGAAAACGGCACTAACGCGCTGGCAATCGCGCCAGTGGATAGGCCAAAGGCATCCCGTTAGCGGGGTGTCTATTTCGGCGAAGGCATTTTGTCGCGTATCTCCTTTAGCGTTTTGATGACTTCAGAAAACGCCAGCATACCAATGCCAGACCCTATCAATGCAAACCCTTGGTAGACGTTAAACGCCCCAAGCCCAGCAACCCCAGCTATTGCTAGAGCGGCCCCCGCGATCAAGGCGATTACGCCTAAAATTCCCAAAACACCGTCCATAATTATCTCCGTTGGTTCGCGCTCAAAATAGGGCGGGTTCTGCGATGGTACAAGGTATCTCAAAATGCAGTCATTTGCGGAACTCCTGCTCACAGCCCGAACAGAAGGTCTTTTGAAGGGGAAAAAGGCTCTTGAGGATACCACAAAGGCTGGCGGAGATACTGAAAAAGCGGTCAAGGGGACGGCCAAAGGTTTTGAGGGTGCGGGCAAATCCGCGAGCACTGCTACACCGCAGGTCCGTGGTTTCGGAGACGCAACGGGTGCAGCGTCCGGCGCAGCGTTAAAAATGACAAAAGCCCTTGGCGGTCTGGCCGCTGGTTTGTTTTCGGTTCAGACCGCAACGGCAGCGATCACAGCGGCCAAGTCGCTTGATATGGCGCTATCCGAGACGGCTACATTGCTTACTGGTATTCCCGGCGAAATCGACAAGGTGGCGGCATCTGCGCGGGGCCTTGCGGACGCATACGGAACCTCGGACGAACAGCAGGTGCGCGCGTTCTATCAGGCAATCTCCGGAGGCGCAGGTAGTGCATCTGAGGCTACCGAATTGCTGGACGCCGCAAACAAACTGGCAATCGGCGGTATTACGGATGTTGCATCTGCGACAGGTATTCTCACGACAGCGGTGAACGTCTACAAGGCCGAGGGTCAGAGTGCGGCAGATGCGTCCGATGCGCTCTTTGTGGCGATGAAGGCGGGTGTGACTACCATTCCCGAATTGGCGTCTGCCCTTGGCGCTGTACTGCCTTACTCGCAATCGCTTGGCGTTTCGTTTGATGAGACGGCGGCGGCGGTTTCCGCACTTACAAAGGGCGGTCTCACGACTGCGGTTGCCACTACCGGATTGCGAGCAGCCCTCAACTCAATTTTGGCACCCACTGAACAAGCTAAGGATCTGGCAAATGATCTGAGCCTTGAGTTCAACGCCGCTGGTCTTGAAGCGATGGGCCTTGCAGGTTTCTTGCAGGCCGTGAACGAGGCAACAGGCGGCAGCAACGTGCTTTTGCAGCAGCTTTTCGGATCAACCGAGGCCACAGCCGTTGCGCTGGGTTTTGCTGGGGCGGCAGGTCAGTCGTTCACCGAAATCCTAGCACAGATGAATGCGAAGCTGGGAGCTACCGAAGAGGCTATGTCGGCTGTTGACGCGTCGGCTAGCGACCGGATGGACGACGCTCTACAGGCAATGGGTAACACGCTGACTCGGATGGGGTCTATGGTCCTGCCCGCACTCGCCACAGCATTGGAGGGCGCGGCGTCACTGATGGCGCTTGTGGCGGATAATTCAGACGCTCTCGCCATCGCGTTGGGTATTTTGGCTGTGCGTCAAATTCCTGCCGTCATCGGTGGGCTGGTCACATTGAGCGCATGGCTGGCAACGTCAGAGGGTCTTTTCATCGCGGGTGCCATCGCGGCGAAGGGTATGGCGCTAGCTATGAACCTGATCCCGTTTGTTGCGGTAGTAGCTGGGGCGACCGCGACTTACCGCGCATTCAGCAACAACCAACAGGCTGCGGAAACGCTAAAGACAGCATTGCAAGGCGTGGTTGATACACAGGTCGGCCTGAATACTGCGACTGAAAACTACTATACAAACGTCACTCGCGGCAACCTTGAGGCCATGACATCACAGGCCAAGGCGGCGCAAGATGCGCTGTCTATGGCAGTTGATGCAGCGCAGGCGCGCGTTGCAGCAGCAGAGACAGCGGCAAAGTTCGGAGTTGGCGGGTACAATCTGCCCGTCTTGATAGCGGAACTTGAGGGCTTGCAGGTTCAGCTTTTCAATGCAGAAACGCGCCTTTCTGCTGCCGATCATGCGGTTGAAAATTTCGGTTCTACGGCAGCAGGCACTGCGGAGGCTGTCGAAGTTCTCACAGCGTCCAGCGGCAAATACACTGCGTCCACATTCGCGGCGATCCCCGCCATGTCTGACCTGATCGCAAAATACGGGACCATGGCAATATCTGTGCGTGACTTGATGCAGGCCCAGAACGACCTTGCGACTGCGGACGCTATGGCGGGTCTAACCGGCCTTGTGGATGGTGCTGTAAAGGTTGCTGCTGGCCTCGATATGTCCGCAGAGAGCGCCACCACGCTATATCTCGCGCTGTATGACATCACGGCTGCGGACGGGCTGAATGAACAGGCCAAAGCTGCGGCACAGGTTGCAAGAGAGATATACAATGCGTCCGGCGGGCTGGAGGGCATGGATGCACCTACCCGCGCCGTTTACCAGTCTTTGCTCAATGCGGCCCGTAGCGCGGCAGATGTAGCTGCAAACGCATCGGCGGCTTCGTCTAACATTGGCGGGGCAGCGGGTGAGGCGGCACGTCTTGCGCAGAACCTGAGCGCGGCGGCGTCTGCGTTGGCTGGCGTTATCAGTGCCACGGCTAATTTGAATGTAGGGGCAATCGGGCTTGAGGCGCAGAACCGCGCGCTCGAATCTGGCAACACGCTGATTCAGGCAAGAACTGCGGGCATGGTTGCGGCCAAGAAGGCAGAACTGGCATCGGCCCTTGGTTCTGGCGATGGAGTTATCCGCGCCGCTGCAACGGTTGAACTTAACAACTACACCGCAGCAGTTGAGCGCAGCAGTTCCGCGCAGGAGGTTAATGAGCAACTGACAAAGGCAATGACGGCATCGCTTGGCAGCGGTGGAGGCGGTGGAGGCGGTGGCCTGTCTAAAGCAACCAAAGACGCGTCTAAAGAAATCGACAAGATGGCCGACGAAATCGAGCGGCTAGAGTTCGACGCTGACCCGCTCAAGAAGTACAACGCTGAGATCGAAAAGCTGGACCGCCTCGTTGGCGCTGGCCTATCAGATGGCGCGTATCAAAAAGCTGTTGCAGACATCAACGAAGAATTTGCCAACAGCAACCCGACGATTGCCAGCATGGGCGATGCTATCGGAGACTTCGTGGCGAGCGGCCTACGCGATTTCGGCAGCTTGCTAGACAGCTTCAAAAACATGATTAAGCAGATGATCGCCACGGCGATTGCGAACCCGATCAAGCTGGCACTCACAACGGCGTTTTCGGGCGGTGGCACAGCAGCGGCGGCAGGCGTTCCCGGCGGCGGAATACTTGGCGCAGGCGGCGCTCTGGGCGGGCTTGGCGGTATCGGCAGCGCCCTCGCCGGGGGCTTTATGAACTCGGTCGGCGGGTTTTTGGGCGGTGGCTTGTCTGGCGGGTTTGGTGCGATTGGCGCGCAGGTTGGTACAGCTTTCGCAACGGGAACAGGAACGGCCATCGCGGGCGCAATAGGCGCAATTGCGGCGCCACTGCTGGCTGTGGCGGCGGTATTCTCGTTCTTCAAGTCCAAAACCAAAGAGCTGGACGCAGGACTGCGCGTCACTATCGACGGTATGGACACGCTAGTTGAGACATTCAGCACCATCGAAAAGAAGAAGTTTTGGGGTCTGTCCAAGAAGGTCAGCACATCGTTTCAAGCGGCGGAGGATAGCGTTGCAGATCCGTTCGAGGCCATCGTTGCGCAGATGCAGGGCAATGTGTTGGCGGCAGCAGGTTCGCTTGGCGTGGGGTCCGATGCGTTCGCCAGCTTCGCCCATGAAGTCCAATTGTCCACCAAGGGCATGAGCGAAGAGGATGCACAGCGGGCTGTTTCTGAGGCGCTGCAAGGCATCGGCGATGCGTTCGCTGCACTGACCCCCGGCCTCGAGGCGTTTGCGCGCGATGGTGAGGAGGCAGGCGCTACGCTGTCACGGCTGGCCGGTGATCTGTCAGCGGTCAATCTGATCATGGACACCCTTGGCCACACATTGCAGGAGGTTTCCGTGATCGGTGCGGGCACGGCGTCCGACTTTGCCGCGCTATTCGGTGGTATCGAGGCCATGAACGCGGCAACCACGGCGTTCTTCACCGCCTTTTACACCGACGCAGAACGGTTCGCGACTGCACAGCGCCAGATTGGCGCGCAGTTCGGCGCGCTCAATATCGCAATGCCGCAGAGCCGAGCAGAGTTTCGCCGGATGGTGGATGCGCTCGATCTTACAACCGTTGGCGGGCGCGAGACATATGCGGCTCTGGTCTCTCTCTCCGGTGCTCTCGACGCCGTGCTGCCGTCTGTCGCCAATTTCACGGCACAGATCGCCGAGATGGCAGGCAGCATTACGACGCAGATTGACCAGATCATCGGCGACACCAGCAACGCCATGCGGGCAAATGAGCAGGCGGCTGCATTGTGGTATCGCACGGCTTCCACCTTGCGCGCGTTCATTGCGGACATGCGCGGCACTGCCGGGGCGCTCATCTCGGCCCAGCAGGCGCGGGCGTTCTCCGAGATGCGGTTCCAGACCCTGCTGGCATCGGCCATCGGCGGCGACAACGAGGCGGCGGGCGATCTTACGGCTGCCGCGCGCACGCTGCTAGACAACACAAAGGCTACTGCGACCAGTGCGCTTGAGGTCGCGCGGGCTGAATCGCGGGTTTTGTCCGATTTACAGCTTGTCTCCGGCGTATCTGATGTCGAGGGCGCGCGGCATGATGTGATTGCTGGTCTGCTGGGGCAACAGGTGGACTTGCTGGGCGTGGTTCGCGACGCGATCAATAACGGTGATCCGCTTTCGCCTTCCGACATCGACGGACTGAACGGTCAGCTTGGCGCGCTCGAAGGTGCGATCAAGGCTGCCGAGATGATCAATTACGCCTTCCTCAAAGAGCGATTGTCCGTCACGGTGGACCTGCTCGCGACCGCAGATCTGCCCGCCGATGTGCGCAGGCTGATTGCGAACGCGCAAGACGGCATCACAGGCCAGATCGACTTTCTTGTGCGCGCCGACCTGACGCCCGATCAGAAGTGGCTCGCGCTGACCGGCGTTTCCGAGCACATCAAGACGGTCAAGTTCTTGGCGCAGAACACGCTTGCGCCCGATCTGGTGGCAATGGCGCTGGCATCATCGTCTGCGATCAGCCGAACGATTAATCTGGTGGCTGGTTCGGCACTGGCACCTGACGTCATGCGGGTGGCGCTGGCAGGATCGTCGGAGCTGGCACGGGTGGTCAACGTCACCCTTGCATCGAGTGCAGACGCGCAGGCTATGAAGCTGGCTCTTGCCAACTTGGGGGCCTATGCCGTCGCGGTGTCGGCGGCTATGGCCCCGTCTGTGTCAAGCGATGTGCGCCAGATTGTATTCGGAGACGCCGGCTCATTCGCCGTTCAGGTCACTGCGGCTCTTAGCATCAACGGCACGCACCGCAGAATCCTGCTGGAGCAACAGGGCGACTATGCCGTGAACGTGACTGCGGCTCTCGCTGCCGACATTCCTCCTACGGTGCAGCGCCTCCTGCTAAACGCCAACACGCAGGCCGTGCGCGCCCTGACGATTGCTGCGGTTTACGCCAGCGATCTGACCCCTGCCGAAATCGAGATACTGAACACAGAAGGCACCACCGCGCTGCGCACCATCCAAGCGATGGTGAACCCTGCTGGTATCGACGCAACGGGCATGATGCTTCTTCGCCAGCTTTCCCTTGGCAAATCTTCGGTGCAGCGCGACATCGCTTCGATTTTCAGCGGCACGACCTTGAGCGCAATGGGCACCGCCCTGCTGGCTCAACTTAGCGAAGGCACGGGCCGTATTACCCGTACAATCGACGGTGTGGTCAACACGTCCTCCCTGACGGCGCCCCAGCTGGCGCTTCTCAATGCGATCTCGGGCGCATCGTCGGGCACTATCAATCTCGGTGGATCCTACACCTTCGACCCGTCAACTGGCTTTGCAACGCTTATGGCTGAGCAGACTGCTTCGCAGGCATCCTTGGTCGCGCCTATGGATGGCCTCCGGTCATCTTTGGACGGCCTGCGGTTAGCAATCGTTGCAGATCAGGCGAGCGCGGTTTTGTCTGCGGGCACGTTCAAAGATCACAAGTGGCTGGAGTTCGGGGTAGAATACCAAGGCATCTTTGACGTGTCTGCCAGCCAACTTGCCCAGCTTGCGCAGATGTCGGGTGTCGCACTGCGCTCAACCTCTGGGGCGATTAAAACCTCGGACATAGTTCGCCGGGAGACGGAGGCCGCATTGCGTGCCATTGGATCTCTTGGCGCGCTTGAGCGCATCGGTCGCAACTTTGACCTGTCGTCGGAATACTGGTCTGGCGCAGTTTCCGTGCCCGGGTTTGCATCCGGTGGGATGCACATGGGCGGGTTGCGCATGGTTGGCGAGAACGGGCCGGAACTTGAAGCCACCGGCGCGGCGCGGATCTACAGCGCGACACAGACCCGCGCGATGATGGGCGGCAATACCGAAAAGCTGGAGGAACTAGTTGTGAAGCTGACGGAGGAAGTCGCGCGCATGCGTGACGAAAACACCCAGCTCGTGAAGAACGGCAACGCTGACCTTCGCAGGGTGCGCTTGATCGAAGAACGTAGGGAAGCGGAGGCTCAAGCATGACGGCTTTGATGGTGGTGCCTTTCGAGGTCAATAACGGCAATTTCATCTCATCTAACGTGCCCGAAGACGACTATGCCGGATACTCGGAGGCGACGACCTATGCCCGAGGCGACAGGGTTATTACAACTCTGCGCCATCTGGTTCTGGAGAGCGTCACCGATGGGAACGTAGGCAATAATCCCTTCGCCCCCAACACTGGCAACATTCCAACGCACTGGTTGATTGTCGGCTCCACAAACCGTTGGCGCGTGTTCGACAAATCCCTTGGCCAGTCCACGACCAACCCCGACAGCATCAACTTTCTGATCGGTGTGCCATCGCGGCTGGACGCGGTGGCGCTGGTCGGTCTGGTCGCGGTGACAGCGCGTGTGCAGGTGACAAACTCGCTGGGTGCAGAAACCTACAACCAGACCCGAGAACTTCTCGACGTGAGTGCAATCGCGGATTGGCTCGGCTTCTTTACCTACTCTGACACGTTCGACCCTGAAGTTGTTTTCGACGGCATTAACGCAGTGGCCGGCTCCACGCTTGAGATCACTCTGACAACGACTGGCGGCATTGCTGAGGTGGCAGAGATCATCGCGGGCAAGGCCGAGGTGCTTGGCACCATTCTGGAAGGTACGCGCAGCGGTTTTACAGATTACAGCCGGAAGGAAGTGGACGACTTTGGCAATATCACTATTGTGAAACGCCCCACTGCGCGCCGTGCGGAGTGGGAGTTGTCCTTCCCGACGCGCGCAAACAGGCGCATCCAACGGGCACTGGAGGAAGCGCGGGGTGCACCAGCGTTCTTCTACCCCGGCCCCGACATGGTGGACTTTTACGTCAGCGTCTACGGCGTGGCCGATGACTTCTTTCCTTCCCTTCAATCAGGCGGGCAAACGCAAGCCACGCTCTCACTGACAGGAGCCGCATAATGGCGCGACCAGCACTCTTCACATTTCCCAATCCGCCTCCCGTTCTGGGCGACCCCGATTTTGCTTCTGAGGCGCAGGGGTTTCTAGGGTCTTTCCCATCTTTGGTTGCCTACGTCGAGGACATGGCAGACTGGTTCGAGACCGACTTCGCCAAGGTCTTGGGCTTGGGAACCGCTGCCCTGCCTTCCCTTGCCTTCGACGGGGATAGCAATACCGGGATATACTCCCCTGCGCCGAACCAGCTAGCTATCTCGACGGGGGGCATTCGCCGTTTGCTTGTTAGCGACACCGCGTTCCAAATCGACGTTCCTGCGACAGGTTCGGGCGTCCAGTCTGCACTGGACGACGCCACGCCGGGGAGGCTTTTGAAAGTTGGAGCGTTCGGCCTTGGGCTTGGTGTCGCAGAACCCCTTCCCATCGCGGCCCTTAACTCTGCGCTCAAAGTTGGATCTTACACCTACCAGTCTTCTGACCCAAACTCCCCGACTGCAAGTTCGGGTACGGTGGTGGTCACGAAAACATTCACGACCAACATCAGGCAGGATGCGCTGATTCTCGGGAGCCAGCTCCGGTTCTCCCGGCACTCTTTGAACAGCGGCACGACCTGGACCGCTTGGGCGCCGGTTTACACTGCCGGAAACATTCTCGGCACGGTCAGTCAGTTAGCGGGCGTCCCGACGGGGGCAATCCTGGAGGAAGGCGACAACGCCAACGGTAATTACATACGGTTTGCCGATGGCACGCAGATCTGTTGGTTCAACCTGACCACAACCATCGCCATCACGACCGCGTATCTTGGCGGCTTTCGATCTGGGGGCATTATCTGGACGTTGCCAGTGGCATTTTCTACTACGCCAGCGTCGATGGTCACTCCCATCAACTTTAGTGCGTATGGTGCGGTTGGCACAAACACCGGAAACGTGGGTTCCTTCCAATTTTCCGCCCTGTCGGTCGCTTCGGATGGTTCTAAAAGCCGAGCATTTTCACTGGTCGCAACAGGCCGTTGGTTCTGATGGAGGACAATATGCAACTGACTTTCTCTCCCGTTCGGGGCGATACACCGCTCGCCCTGTCACGCAAGGGTGACACGCTGACAGGCAACGGCGTCACGCTTGATTTCTCCAGCTTGCCGAGCGGCGCGACACTGCCCGCCACGGCTATAGATTGCGAGTGGATCGCAGGTGATGTGACGCGCCCGGACGGGCTGCTGACCGTGCCTGTGACGCTCCCTCATGGCGCTGACGCACCGCGTGAAACCCGCTTCCCAGAGCCAGTCACACTGACCGGCGACGGGCCGGTTGATCTGCCGCCCTACGAAAACCCGCAACCTGTTCTGGAGGAAGAAGAATGACCATAGACTGGGCACAAGTTGTCACCGCCGAGGATCGCGCCGCACAAGAGCGGGCGGCCACGTTGCAAGGCATGGTGGTCAGCCCCGCGCAGATCCGCCTGACGCTCTTGCAGTTGGGACTGCTGGACACGGTGCAGGCCATAGCGGACAGCGACCCACAGGCTGCGGTCGTCTGGGAATACGCCAGCGAGATCCGCCGCACAAATGCGCTGATCGACGCGCTTGCGGGAGATGGGTTCACGTCCGCGCAGATTGATGACATTTTCACCTACGCGATAGCGCTCGTAATATGAGACAGATGCCTCGTCCGATTTACATCGTTGCGCGCACATTCGTGGCAATCGGTCAGGTCGGGAGCCGTTTCGTGAACGCTGCCGTCTTTGGCGGATCAACCCGACAATCCATCAGCGCGCGGGCGCATAGCGAGCCTTGGCCGCGCGGGCGCATTTGGATCAACAGGTTCTTTCGGCTGTTCGGGCAGGTGGATCACTGCGCGGAAAGCTGGACGGCTGAAGTGACAGACGCGCTCAAGACACTGGACCGAAACAACGCGTTGCAATCTCTGCAAGGCGATAGGCAGTAAGCCACCCTGACAATTTAACCGACAGAACCCGCCCAGGCGGGGCAAGGAGTATGTGCATGGATAAGGCAGCATTTTACAAATCACTGCGGCAACGCAATAGCGGTGTATTCGGCACCAGCCTGTCACAGTCGCAGGTGGACGGGGTGGAAGGCATCCTGACGGCGTTCGGGCAGGTGGGCGACGGGCGCGCCAATACGCTCGCCTATGCGCTTGCTACGGCCTACCACGAAGTAGGCGGACGCATGGTGCCAGTGCGCGAGGGGTTCGCCAGTACGGACGCAGGGGCGCGGCGGGCTGTGAACGCTCTGGCGATCAAGCGTGGGCCAGCGAGTGCTGTTGCGAAGTACGCAAAGCCCATCGGCATTTACGGACACGTCTACTACGGGCGCGGACTTGTGCAGCTTACGTGGGCGGAAAACTACTCCAAATCGTCAGCCGATGCTGGCGTAGATCTGTTTCGCTATCCCGATATGATGCTTGATCCAGCCATCAGCGCCCGCGTGATGATCAAAGGATTGCTGGACGGCCGCTGGAATGGTCACGGCTATGGCCTGCGATATTATCTCGACAAGGGCGATCTGCGCGGCGCGCGGCGCACGGTCAACATCACAGACAAGTGGGAACTGATTGCGGGATACCATCGCGCGTTCTTGGCGGCGATAGATGCGGGCGGCGGTGTTGCTGTCAAGCGGCCTGATCCGGTCGCGCCGATCATGCCCGCTCCCGTCGATATACCTGAACCCGCTATCGACACTCGCCCCGCGACAGCCCCCACATCCAGTTTCTGGGCGCGCATCATTGCATTTTTCATCAACAGAAAAGGAGCCTGATATGGGCACTTCAATCTTCATCGGCTACACTCGGTCTTTTCTGCTGGGCATAATGCCTGTGCTGTTGTCAGGCTTGGACGCCATTCTGGCAATCGTTGAGAGCGGCGAGACGGGGCCGATCACGGCTCTGCTGGTATCTGTGCTGGGCATGGACGCGGAATCTGCGGAAGGCGCTGTGCGGCTGGTCGGTGTCGTCGCAGGCCTGATTATCGCATGGGAGCGCAGCGGACGGGCGCGGCCTTACAGCCTCAACCCAAAAGACACATGAGGATCGGGCCGACCGGTGCGGGCGTCATCGTGACGGTGTTCTGGGGGCTGGTACTGCTCGCCATCGTCGCAGGCATCGTGTGGTGGTGGACATGATGCGCCTTGCCATTATCGCCGCCTTGGCCGCTGGCATCGCTGCCGCTGGCCTGTGGATGTACTCACGAGGCGCGGATAACGCCCGCACAGATCAACTCGAAAGGACGCTGGACGATGCACAGATATTCAATGAAGGCGCTGGCGCTGATGCTGGCTGCGGCTGGCTTGAGCGGCTGTCTGCGCAGTGTCTCGCCGTCGAGTGATGGCGTGCCGTGCGTTGCCCTCAAGCCGCGCACGGACGCCCTGCGCGGCGCTCTGATGGCGCACCCTGAGACGCCAGAGGCGGTGGGTCAGGTGGCTACTGACATCGTGCTGGGGACAGATGCGGTGTGTGGCTGATGGACGCCATCAACCTCCCTCAGTTCATTGAGGCATACGGGCTTCCCGGCTTGATCATTCTCGGGATGGGCTGGGTAATCCGTGCGCTCTGGGCGCGCCTCAATGAGCAGATCGACAACAGGTTTTCCGACCACAAGACGCACTCCAGCCAAATGTCCGACAACACCAAAACACTGGAGCAGGCGCTCAAGATATTTGAGAGGGGTGGACGTGGTTGAATTCTGGTCAAAGCTGGTAGGAAAAAGGACGCGCCCCACTCGCGAAGAAGTAGAGGCGGTGCTGACCCGTGAGCGCGCCGAGGCTGTGCGGCAACGGCTTGAGAGAGCGATGCAGGAACGCAGCGAACACATTGTAACGCTGGTAGGTGGCATCCTCCCAGAAAGGAAATCCGAATGATGATTATGTTTTGGGCCAACATCGTGACGGCATCTGTCGCGTTTCTTCTGATGGCCTTGGTTACGGTTGGTTTTGCACCTCATATGCGCATGAAGGGTGAAGATGCGAACAGCATGATGAGCCGGTTTGTTGCGCTCACTAGCAGCCTCGTCTGGACCCGGTTGCTCTGGTGGTCTCTGCTGCGCCCGATTGCGGGTGAGTTTGGGTGGATGGTTGAGATCACCTATTCCATGTCGGCAAATGTCGTGAACACGGGCTTCAATATCGGCGCTGTTGTAGCTTCGCTGTTCGCCCTAGCGGCGCTGCACCATAGCCTGCCACCGCATGAGCGGACCCGATACAACTGGTTCAGCGCCCCATTTTACCCGCGCCGGTTCACGCTCTGCTGGAGGGCCGAACGCTAATGTGGATGCTTATCGCCACGCTATGCCTGCAAACCAGCCTGACGGACGCGGAGTGCCGCCCTGAGCGCAAAGGGCCATTCCCGATTGAAAGCACATGCCGCGAGAAGATTGTACCCACACGGGCCGAATTGCTGCGGCTGGCAAGCGATCTGGGGGCCAAGGTGCTTTTTGCATCGGCGCGGTGCGAAAAAGGCAACGATATTTAATCTCAACACAAAAGGATCTACCCTATGGTTACTGCAAATACATCCGAGACGGTTCTCGGCACTGGGGACTGGACACTCATTTCATCCGGCGGTGATGTTACAGTCACAAGCGTCTATCGTTTTGCCTATGCGTTCACGGCCACCGCAACCGCCCCGCTGGAAGCGTTCAGTGGGCACCCTGCGGGCCATCATGGGTTTGGCGTGTTTCGGCATGATGCATCCCCGCCCGACGGCGTGCGGTTCTGGGTCCGGTCTGATCAGCCCATGAACATCACAGCTACGGCGCCAGTCTGATGAACGCGTTTGGCGCAAGCGCGCTTTCCCGATCACCGATGTCTGGGGGCCTGTTGAGCGGCAACGGTATGGGCGGAGTGAGGCCCCCTCCGGCTCCGCTACTTCCCGCCATCACCATGTCCGCCTATGACCCAGAGACGGGCACCGCATCGCTTACGGTCAATGAGGTCGGCACGATCTACTACCTCGTGGACAACAACGCATCGCGCTTGGCGGCGCAGGTCAAAGCGGGTGGTGGAGAGGCCAGCGGTTCGTTTACAGTCACGGCAGGCACCAGCGCGCGGGCGGTTGATTTTAGCATCGTTCCGGTGGGGGACCACTACATGCACTTAATGCTTGATGATGCGGACGAAAATGCGTCTGCCGTTGATAGTGCGCAGTATGCTTTCGCTGGATCGCCACCTGCGCAGATGGCAGCGCCAGCCGTTACGGTGACAGGCCCGACCAGCGTCAGCGTTGATCGCGCGGCGGCACCGGCGGCTGGCAGTGACCCGATCACGTCCTACGAGGTTGAGTACAGCACCAATCTTGAGGACTGGGTCATCGTTTTTGACATTGCGGACCCACAGGCGATCACGGGTCTGCTGCCAGACACGCTGCACTACTTCCGCACGCGGGCCGTAAGTGCCGCAGGTCGGGGCGCACCGTCCTTGCCTGTTGAGCGAACGACAGAGGCATCGCCAAGCGGTCCGACCTACACGCCTGTGATTACAGACGCGGGCGCAGGCTCGGGGCACATCGTCACCAGCGGTTTCTGGACCCTACGCGCATCAAACGGATCGCCAAACCATTTCAACTATGTCTCGGGGCAGTTGGTCAATACCGATACCGGGTCTAGTTCCTATGCTGACTACACTGGGACCGGAACCTATGCCGCAGACCAATACGTGCAGGCCGATATTGTGTCGGTGGGATTGGATACCGCGCGCCTGTTCTTGCGGTATGCGGACGCGAATAACTACTACCGCGCCACGGTAACAGGGACGGCAATCGCAATTTCTAAGCGGGTGGCTGGCGTGTCCACAACACTGGTGACGGGCACGTTCGCAGGCGGACTTCCAAAGCTGGCCCGTGTTGATGTGGTCGGTTCTGTGATCAAGCTGTACCTGAACGGCGTTCAGGTTCTTACGGCTACAGACACCGCATTGGCCGCCGCAGCGGCTCCCGGCATCGGACACTATCGCGCTGCCGTTCTGGACAACGTAATAGCGGGGAACATCACATGACCACCTACACAGTTGCAACCGCCGCCGATCTGACCGCCGCCCTATCGTCTGCGGTCGCGGGGGACATCATCGACGGCTCCGGCGGCAGCTTTGGCAGCTACACGTTTTCAAAAAGCATCCCATCCGGTTTCATCGAACTGGATTTCGACGGGGCAACCTTCACGCGGTTCACCTTGTCTGGTGCGCAGGGCCTGAACTTCAACCGCACGGTCGTGCCATCGGGTTCAGTGACGTGGAACCTCAATTCGCGCTGGGGGTTCTACAACTCCGACATTCGGTCATTCACGACACTCCGGCGCAGCAGCGACTTCACATTCCAGTATTGCCGATATTTGGGCAGCGGGAAACTGCACCTAGAAGCATCGGCAAGCATCACGCCAGCTTGTAGCGACATCATGATCGACTGCTGCTATTTCGACATGGATGGAGCACAGAGGTCGCACGACTGGTTCGAGGCGCAGGGCGTTCAGAACCTCACGATCCAGAACTGCCGTTTTGGTCCGCTGTGGATCAAGTACGACGTGGGCACTTCTGGCACTTACGCGCACGTTGACGCGATCCAGATCTACAACACCCCCGGCCACACCCCCGATGGCATCACCATCAAGGACAACTATTTCTGGGATGATGTGAACCTTCAGCAGCAAGTCGGTCTCTGGGTGATACCGATCAACGTGCAAGGCCGGAACGTGACCATCACCGGAAACACCATATCCGGCCTGTCCTCCAACGGCATCATGGTCAACCCGGTGGATAACTTGGCGGTAGTCAGCGGGAACCTTTCAGTCAACGCGCAGACGAATGGCGCGGTTGGTGGATCTGGCGGGGCTTTGCGGTTGCTGGACAACTCGGGCGCGACCACAATCGTGGCAGAAGACAACAGCTACATCTTCATCACCGGCGGATTGGTTGGGGGATCACGCGCAGGCAACCGGGTGATTTCCCGCAACGATCTGGCATGGGTGGCAGGTGGATCGCTCATATCTGACTTTGTGCCAGACGCGGGCGGAAACGCGGATCAGGGCCAAGCATGGCAACAACGCATTTCGGGGATGCTCGACGGATCGCAGGATGCGTGGCTGGACAATGGTACTCTGCGCCTTGCCGGTGGCACGGTCGTGGAGCCGCCTGCTGGATTGCCCGCCATGCCGCCGAACGGCCTGCTCAATATCGTGGTGACCGTGGGGTAGAGATCACCTGACGGCGAAGTAAACGACCCGGCGGCGGGGACCAGCCGCATATTCCTAAACGATGAAAGGTCCATTACTCTACGTTACATACCTTTGCTGACGTTTGCCTGTACGCAAAGCATTGCCCGCTCCGGTTCGCGCCGGGGCGGGCTTTTTGCGTCCGTGCGGGACAAACGGCTTGTAACCTATTGATATGATTTAGGGCTTATTCATGCACTTCGGGACACTGTGCCATTGAAAACGCTGGATAATTTGTGCATTTGGCGGGCGACCATGTCGCAATCGCCGTAGCGCGTGCCGTCCGGATCGGTGAAGTCGCACAGCCGCGAAAGGATGCTGTTGCGCTGCTTCAGTGTCGCTGCTGACATCTGGCTAGCGTCTACCATCTTCTTCTGGAATCCGAGATATCGCTGGATCAGCCAGTCGATTGACCGTTCGGGTGCGGGTGGCCTGCGCCCTTCACAATCGCGGCCACTGCGGCGTGATCGGCGGCGATGGCGCGGATGGTAGTGTAGCACGCCGCAGGGCTGCCCACGTCACACCCGAAAACAGTTGAATCGCCCAACTGCGTCGATGTAATTCTGTATTCACTTTTCAGTGTATCCGCAGCCACTTCCAGCGCCGCCCGCACAGCCGCTTCGATGCGGGCGTCTGCGGCGGCAACGGTTACAAGACCCTTGGCCTGTAGGGCGGCATGCGCCACAGCGTCAGCGTCTGATATATCAACACAATCAGCTATTTCTGTTAATGCTTCCCGCAGCCGCGCGATCTCTGCCGCCTGTTCGGTGGCGATGCGGTGAAGTTCAGGGGCGGCGGCGATCAGTTGAGCATCGGCGTCCGCTTTTAGGTACGCCCCCGGCAAAACTGCAATGTCAAATCCTCCGCCGAGAATTACAGCCTCTACTTTGCCGCAAACACATTCATCATTAAAGGCGTCAAGTCTCCATCTTCCCGGCGTGAATCCGGTCAGCCGCGCCAGTAAGTCTTGCGTTGTTTCAGTCACGGTTTTTTCTCCTTCATTTCGAGGCACTCTTTGGCCAGCTTTTCCAGTCGGTCCTCGCGCAGCAGGGCGCTTATTTCCTCACCGTGGTCGCGGTAGGTGCCGGGTATGTACGGTGGCAC